TTAAAATATAAAAATAGGTTTTTCTTTCTTTTCTATTTTTTCATTTAATATATCTGCAGTTTCAAAATTATACCATAAAGTTGGATTAATTGCATCTTTTGCTAATTCTAAAGCTTCACTTCCATTTCCTCTTTCATTATCAGAATCATCGCTTTGCTCATTTATCATACCAGGAGTATCTGCTGTAATGCTTTGAACAACATCAAAAATCTTACTAGCTCCACTTAGTAAATTTCCAACAACATTTAAAGTTGATCCAAAAGTTGTCATTTCTTGTGCTGCTTGTGCTGTATTTTTTGTAAAATCAGCGGCTAAATTCCAATTATTGGCGCCCCAAGCACCTAAAAAATTAACCAAACCCCAAACAGCATTAAGAATTGAAAATAATTTATTTCCAGTAAGTGAACCCACGGCTAAACCTAAGCTAATTCCTAGTGTGATGCCCGCAGCTACACCTTCGCTAACCCCTATCAATGTTCCTAGCCATGCACCTTGTCCGCCAATCCACCAAGTAGCTACAGCCAAAATAATAGTAACAATAGGTACTAAAAAGCTTAAAATTCCTTTGCTTGATTTTTCGTATACATAAAGATAATAAAAACTATCCCATAATGCAAACCATCTATCTCTACGCCCATAAGGCAAATTTGAACTTTTTCTATATAGTGGATATACGCTTGACGTAACACTTGTATCTTTTTTTCCAAAGCTTTTATTACTTGGATATGAATAAGCTATATAAGGTTCTTCATAACAAACTAAATTAAAACTATTATAAAAACATAAAGGAGTTGCATATTTGCATTTATAATTTTCTTTTATTGAGTTAAATACTTCAAAAAAAGATATCTTTTTGCTTGTTAAAGTATAATATATTTTACTCGGATCACTCTCTCTAGTTTTTTGTGCTTTCTCATATACATTATAGGTTATTTCTACTTTTTCGATTCTAAATATATTTTTATTTAATTCTTTAAAATCATTATAAAATTTTTCAACATCAATGCATAATTTTTTATAAGGTTTTCCAAAAGTTGGTTTAAATTCAACATTTTCTACTTTAATTTCTGGTATTTTAATATCATCAATACTAGGATATATCCATTCATTATTTTTTTGGATGGTTTGAGAAAAAATAACCACTTCTATATCATTTATAAGCATGTCATAATTTATATTTTCCAATGCCTTATTTAATATATCTTTGAAATTTATTTTTTCATCAATATAAAAAAATCCTTTTCCATTATATTTCCAAGCTTTTTCTTTTTCAAATAAAAGAGCTAAATTATTTGGAAAACCATAATAATACTGCATACCTCCTAAATTATAATTAGTTCTTATTTCGCAAATATCATGATATATTCCATTTTCACTACTAGGATCTCCCTGATAAGGTTTGTATGGATCTTGCCCTACGAAAAATTGGTTAAGTCCTAAATCATTATAGTTTTCCTTATTATAAGGTGCAGTGCTAGAACTTTTAATGTTATATTTTTTCACTATATACGAATTTTTAAATAGCGGATGGTTTATATTTTGAATTTGACTTCTACCTTTTCTTACAAGTTGTTTATGTAAAAGCTCAACATATTTATTTACCCCTATCATAGCATAGGTAAACCATTGTTTATATACTTCTTGTGTATCTAATTCTCCTATGTTTGATGGATATGCAGGCTTAAGAGTATAATTTCTCATAAGCCTTTTTTCATCTATAAGCATTATGAAGACTTTTCTATATTTTCTATCTTTTCTTTAACAAGCTTCATAATTTCTTGTGGTATATCAAGACCACCGGTACAATATCCAAATTGAACACTCTGTGTAACTTTTGCAGCTTCTATTCTTAAATTATCATCTATCTGTGAAGTTTGTCTAGCTATTAATGCAGGTTTTGCTTTTTCTGTTTCTGTTTGAGCTCTTAAAAGTAAAGCTTTTTCAGCGTTAAGCTCGTTTTCATCGCCTTGTAAAATCATGGATAAAGCTGTATTTTGACTTTGAGCCACTATGGTTTGTCCAACACTTACCAACGCTTGTGCCAAGCTTTGAAATTGTTGGTCATTTCTTATAACATTATCGTTTCCAAATTGTTCTAAAAGCTTTTTAAATTCTCCAAATGGAGATTTTTCTGCTAAACTCATTTCTAAAATTTGCGGATAAATTTCTTTAAATGCTTCAAGTCTTTTGTTGTAATCAACATTTGTATTACTCATTATTTAGCTCCTTTATTTTGCTTATCTGAATTTCACACTGTTTGTATTTGTAAAAAAGCATAGAATAAGCATTTAAAATATCTAGTTCATTTTTTGCCTTTGGCTTTTCAAGGGGGCTTAATGTTAGTAGTTCTTGCGGAATTCTTACTTTTTGAATTTCTATTTTGGTTACTACTTGTTGAGTTTGCATCCCACAACCTATCAACGACATCGTTAAAAAGCTTGGTAATATTATTTTCATTGCTTTTATAAATGTATTCTTTAACATATTCTATCCTTTCTTTAACTTCGTTTTTTTGATTGTTTGCTTCATTGATTGCTTTTAATTCTGCTTTATGAATTTGCGTAAGTTCTTTTAGCCTTGCTTCGTTGTTTTTATTAATCTCTAAAGCTAAGGCTAAATCATTTTGACTTTTTTCTAATTTTGCTTGAGTGCTATCAAGTCTTAGATAAAAATATCCTGCTAAGATTGCCATTAAAGCTAAGGCGATATAAAGCTTTGCATTTCCAAATAAAAGATTTATCATATTTTGTTTTAGAAGTTTAAGTAAGGTTTTTGTATAATACCCCTAAGGGTTAGCCGTAGGTCTGACCCCCTATGGCTAAATTCCACCCGCGAAAGGTGGTGATATAAATGTCATACCAGAAGTTTATAATTATAATTATACTACTTTGTGTAATTATAGTCAAGGCTTATTAGCCTTGCCCCGCAAAAGCGGGGTGTAAACTTTAACCTACTTAAACTTTTATCTCCTTTCTATGCTAACTCATTTGTTATTTCTAATTTAATGTCTTCAAGATTTTTACCATACACCAAATCATAAAATTCTTTACAAGCTTGTCTGCTTTGTCCTATGCTTTCGTTATTGTTATCTTTGGTAAGTCCTAGCAAAATACAACCTTCAGTATCTTTGTCAGTGTTTCCCCAGTGTATTAAAATGTGTCTTTCATAAGGCACTAAATCATTATAAACATTTAACATAGTGTCCTTATCGTTCCCTGTAATCTTTCTTAAAGTCGCTTCAAACCGACTTCCCGGATGTCTTTTTAAATTATAATTTCCTTCAGGTATTCTTAAATCTTTGCCACTCTCTAAACCTTCTTTGTCTTCCTCTAAAGAAAAGCATTCAAAAAGAATTTTTTCTTCATCATCTAAAACCTTAAATTTACCAATAACACAAGTTTTACCTGTATATCTTCTATTAATTGCTATTTTCATTATAATTCCTTTCTTTTTATTTTTTGTATTTTATTTTTAGATTTAAACTCATTTTTCTTCTTCAAATTCAAATAAAAAAGCATTATCACCATAGGTAGTTTTATCAATTTCTTTTTTTATTCCTATAAAGCTTCTCTCGACTATAATTTCATTTTGAACTCTAAGGGCTTTTTGCATTTTTATATTTGAAAGATTGACATTTCCATAATATCCAGCTTGCCTATAAAAAAGACTCATAGGAATTTCATTTGTAAAAAGCTCTATACTTACACTATTTTTTATATTAGAAGCCCAAAGACAGCATTCATTTGCATTGCCATCATATTTTTTTAAAGCATTGGTAATATTATGCCAAGCAGGATCATTATAAATTCCGCTCGTTTTGATATTTCCTTCTATTTGATTTTTACTTGGTTTTGAAAGAACGCTAACTTCAGTATAATTTTTAGATTTTAAACCCATTCCATCTTTAGTGATTAAAAAACTGCCTTCATTAAGTCCTTTTATAATTTGCGTAGTGCTTGCTAAAGAATTTTCAAAACCAAAACGCAAATCACTTAAACATCCGCCATATTGACCACTATTTAAATTTGTATCAAAACTAATAATAATCAACTCTTGTGCTGTAATATTTTCATTTCCAAGCAAATTAATCCAACTTGTGTATTTATCATCACTTGCCACACAAAGCCAAAGTTGTTTTACATTTTCATTATAAGTTATAATTAAATCATTAACATTAGCTTTTGTTTTTGGAGTGGGAATAGAATTAGATACTTTTATTCCATTAATGCCTAAATTTAATTTCATATCTTCGAGCATCTCTTCTATAATAGGTTTAATTTCTTCTTTTGTTGGTGTTTGAGCCTTTAAACTTTCTAAAAATTCATCTTGACTTTTTCCCGTGTTTTCTTCATTTTCAAGCCAAAGTTCATAAGCACTTTTACCATCAGCTCCTTTAGCTCCATCTTGCCCTTTTAAATTTTCAAGCTGTTCTTCTGTAAAATCTTCATAAGTAAAAGGATCTCCTTTATCACCTTTTAAACTTTCTTGATTTTCTAAAACAACTTTTAATACAACTTCTTTTAAACTCTCTTCATTGATATTTGCATTGATGCCAAGCTCTTCTAGCAAGGCTTCTAGTTTTTCTTTTAATTCACTTTGTTTTATAAAGTTAAAACTTGTTAAAACTTCATTTATAGCATTTTTAATACTTTCATCGCTTGGTTTTACTCCATTTTTAAAAAGTTCTTTTAAAATTTCTAAAGCTTCACTAAAATCTTTATTGATTTCTTCTGTTTTTATGGCAATTTCTCTTAAATCCACGCTCATCTTATCCCCTTTATTAAACATTTGATCTGATGAAATAAATTACAAGAGCAATAAAAAACAAAAATCTTAAATTTATTTATTTCTAAAGCTTGCATTGCTTCTTTTAAAACAAGATCAGCTAGCCTATAATCATCTCTTGATTTTGCATTTATACACAAATAGTCATGGACAACACAAGCGCTAAAATACTCACTTTTAAAAGGTGGAAACAAAGACCAAAAAAGGCGTGGAATACTCGCTCCATCAGTTTTAAAACCTTGTGGTACAATGCCTTTGTAATTTGGTAAAATAAACTCATAATCTTGTATCACTTCAAATCTATCTTTATCATAAGGTTTTACACAAACCCTTTTTAATTCTGTTTTAGTCATTGTTTTCCTTTTTTTTAAAAATACTTCTTAATTCATCATTTCTTATTTGAGTAAGCTTAACAAGCCTTTCATCCATTCTCATAAGATCTGTTTCTATAGCTTCTAGCTTGTCATTGGTTTTTGAGCAATGTGTTTCTATAAATTTAACCAAACTATCGCTACTTGCTCTGGATACTGCAATTTGTTCTCTAATAAGAACATTAGTATTTTTGGTTTCACTTATAAGTTCTTTTGTTCTTTCCCCAGCTTCTTTATGTAAAGTTTTATATAAATGCCATGCAATCCCAGCTAAGACAAAAACCATCAATCCTAATAATGCAGATCCACTTAAAGAACCGAGCATAGCACCTTCTTTTATTATATTTTCAGTACTCATTTTTCACTCTCCCAAACAATTAAATTTAATTCTTCTAAAGATGTGGAATTTTTCACTTTATTTCTTAGTTCATCATTTTTAAAAATAATACTTTCAGTATATTTAGCGATACCAACCCCAAATTCTAAAAATTCTTCTTTGTTAAATGTAATGATTTTATTATCTTTATCAATCCAAGCAATATTTTCCAAAGGAGTATTATTGAGATTTGCTAACATTATCTCGCTAACTTTTCCGCTAATATTAATTTTTGCTTCCGTGTCAATTTGAAATATAGTATTTTTAAAAGGCATAAACAAAAGCTTTTCTTCTTTTATAGCTTTTAGTTCTTCTAATTTTAATTCTTTTAACTCTTCTAATGCTTTTTCTTTAATCTCATAAGAAATAATATAAAGATTATTTTCTTCATCATAAGTTTGAATTTGGCGAAGTTCTTCAATTTTTTCATTAAAACTTGGGATTTCTTCTTTAACTTTAGCAAAACCAAGCTCTTTTAAAAGCTTATCATCGCAAGCACTTAAAAAATAAGTATCTTGTGCATCAATTTCACCTTCTTCGTTTTGTATTTTTACATCTTTTAAAAAAATATCATCATATTTTAAACTTTTATTTTTTAAATCATAAAACATATTTACCCTTTCTTAATTCCAGTATAATGTTAAATTTGCTCTTGGGTTTAATCTATCCCCATCATTTAAGTTCCAACCAGCACTTGCATTTGCACTACCGCTTTGCCAAGAACTTAGCATTATTTGCAAGTTGTTTATATTTCCAAAATTGAATTTTTTCTCTACTTTGATTTTTGCATTGGCAGTGTAATATTTACTTAAAGCATGCAATTCTACACTAGAGTTAAAATTGTTCCATGTGATATGCAAAGTATTTGCGGAAGTTTTATTAGACATATTTCCAGTCGTCCAAACTTCGCCTAACATAACCACTTCTTTATTATTAATATTTGATGGCAATACCACTGCTTGTTTATAAATCATGTCTAGCTTTAACATATAATTATAATTTGCAACCGAGCCTCCTAAAGATGGAGGTAAATTTAGTGCTATACCATTATTAGAAAGAAGGAGACAATTCATTTTAAGTCCTTACTAATCTTACATTATTCGAAGCTATGCAAAAATAAGCAAAAGTTTCAGTGCCACTAAATCCACTTTGAGCTATTCTAAAATTAAAAGGGGCATTAAAAGCTACTACATTTTGACAATTATTTATGGTTATTGTTCCGCTTTTTCCTACTCCTCCAAAATTAGCTATTCCTATGCTTGTTCTTGCATTTGCTGTTAAAATAAAATGTTGAGCTTGTCTTAAATCTAGATTTATACTGCCAGTTGTGCCAAGATTTTTAATTCCACCACCATAATCTACATACCATTTTCTAGTTAAGTGATTATCATTTGTTGGATCGATTGGAGAAGTTAATGCCTGATTAAAAGTATTTGTGCCATTAAATATATTATCTCCATTTAAATTTGCTTTTGTATTTAAAGCGGTATCTACATAGATTTTATTTGTTAAATGGTTATTATTAGTTGGATTTACTTTTACTAAAATAGGATTAGCAAAAGTTTTATTTCCATATTATCTCTTCATCACCATTTAAACTTACTTTTGTATCTATAAGTGCTTCTAAAGTTTTAATAGTTATATCTAATACTTTTTGTGTAATTAGCTTTTTATCTTTTTCATTTTGCTCTAACTCATTGTTTTTGTCCTCAAGTTTTGATTAGCTTCTTCAAGTTCTTTTTCAATTTCCTCTTTTTTGTTAATTAATTCACCAGCAATCTCTTTTTCAAGCTCAGCAATTTGATTTTCAAGTTCTTCTTTTCTCTCTTCAAGTTCGCTTGTATCAGCAGGTGGTTCTTGACTTAAAGCCTCATCGATTTGATTTTTAATTTCCTTTAATTCCTCATTTTTTTGCTTTAATTCATCATTATTGTTTAAAGCTTCTTCAATTTGCTTTTTTATCTCTTCAAGCTCTTGTTCTTTATCTTTTATACCTTGCTCTATATTTGCAATTTCATCTTTAATTCCATCATCTTTACCATCATCTTTCTCATTAAGCAAAGAAAGAAGATATTCAACATTAGCCTTAACACCACTTATATCATAGATTCTTGCTTGATTGTCAATCTCATCTATGCACTCACCTTTTTTAGTTTCAAGCTCATTAAGTCCTTGTTCTTTTGTTTGGATTATTTCATTAAGGCTTTGATCTTTTGTTTCATTTATTTTATTGAGTCCGTTTTCTTTTGCGCTCACAAGCTCATTTAAAAAATCTTGCTTATTCTCGTTTAAACTATGCAATTTTTCATTAAAAATAATACTAAACTCATTTTTCTTTGCTTGATAATTCGCATTAAAAATATGATTTAAGTTGTCAATCATAACTTTAGAAGTATCTACAAGAGTAGTAAATTCTTTCTTTTGAGTTTCAAAAACCTCTGTGACTTCATTTCTTTCATCACTTAAACCTTTGAGCATTTCTTCCATTTGTTTTATTGTTTCTTCAGCTAAAACTTTTAATTCTGTTTCATAAATTAACTTATCATTACCTAGTTCTTTTTTAGCAACTTCAGCTAACCTACCTAAATCTTCATTAGCTATCAAAGCTCTTTGATTAAACCTATCATAACTTTGCTCAAAATGTATTTTATACCCTTCACATTTTGCTGTAAGTTCATCAAATTTAACTAAAGCTTCATTTTTTACTTCATTTAAATTTTTTAATATTTCATTTTGTTTATCATTTAAAGAAGAGTAGATACTTTCAGACTGTGATTTTAAATCTCGTTCTAAATTTTCTATTTTACTTTTAAAATCTTTTATAATTTGGGAATAAGATGTTATATCATTTTCAAATTCTTTATATAAAGCTATAACTTCTCTTAAATCTTCTATATTTTGCTTGCTTTCTAAAAGTAGTTCATATGCACTAGCTATTTCTTTATATTTAACTCCAATATCAAATTTAATTTCTTCTAGCTTTTTAACACTATCTATCATTTCTTGATTTAATCTTTGGTTTTCAAAGAATATAGTGTTAATTTTATTTTTTATAATTTCGCTTGCTTCACTTACTACTAATTTTGCTTCATTTACTAAATCTTTTACTTCTTTTTTAATACTTATTAATTCAGGTTTTATTTCTTTTAATTCATCAACATTTAAATGTAAGCTATCTACAATTTCTAAAGCATGATTAAGTTCACTTAAAATTTCATCTTTAATTTTTGTGTTCAAATCAAAATATTCTTTTACAAAATCTTTATTTTGTTTAATTTCATTAATATAATTATCTAAATTAAATTTTATTTCTTCATATTTCTGTATATCTTTTTTTAAATTCTCAAACTCTTCTGTATTATTTTCTAAAAAATCTTTAATGTTTTGTATTTCTTGTTTATTTAAAGAAAAATCTTCATACGCTTCTTTAATATAATCAAATTTTGCATTTACATTGTTGTATTTTTCACTTATATTTGAATATTTTTATTAATATCATCATATTTGCTTAAAATATCATCATTTTTATCTACAATATCATTTTTAAATTTTAAACATTCATTTTTTAAAGATTCGCAAGCTTGTTTTAAGCCTACAACTTCATCAAGTCTTGTATTGTCTATTGCTTCTGAAATGCTGTTTATTCTAGCTAAAACTTGATTTATGATTTCAAGTTTTTCTCTACCTGTTTTTAATTCATTTAAGCTTGTTCCCATTTTTAACCTTCATAATAATCACTATCTTTAATTCTCTTTTCACAAAAGAAAAGCAGATCATCCATGGCTAAAAGCCATTTTTTATCATCTAAATAAGCTATAAAATCAGCACTATTTATACTTTGCACATAGTCTTTATAACTCAAAGCTCTATTAAATTTTTTTGTGAAATTACAATTACAACCATGTTCTTTCATCATCAAGCTCCTTGCCATCATTAGCTATATACTCATAAATTATCTTGTCGCATAATGCCAGAAAGTCTTTTTCTTCGCATCTTGTAATCAAATAACAAACATAATTAATCACAGCAAAACTAAGTGTTTCATCTATCATTAAATGTTCTTTTTCATTGTCAAAATCAGGCTCATCAGGAATAATCAAAAAATGATTATTTCTAACTTGCCTAAAAACTTTTTCGCCTTGCTCTACATTTTTTAAAAGAACACTAGGAACACATTTTGATAAAATATAATAAAATGCTTCCATAAAATAGGCTTTCAAAACTTCATCATCTTCTATCATTTTGTAAGAATTTTTAACTTTAGCGATAATGAGTTTTTTAGCCGTAGCACAAAGCATTATGCACCTTTTGCTGCTTTTAAAACCGCTTTAGCCTTTGCATTATTTCCACTAGTTAATCCCACTCCTATAGCAAAAGCATCAGCATTTCTTACTTCTAAAGTGCTTTGCGTATAAAATCTTTTTGCTTTTGCAGTAATATCAGTTGGAACATCTTCAATCATAGTAGGAATATAAAGCCCATGTTTCATATACTCAAAATCCCCAGCAATTAAAACATCACCCAAACCATATTTAGGGCTTAATAATCTATGCATATGGAAATTTACTGTTCCAAAATCTGTTTCAAGGCTCACTACTTGTCCTGCTAATTTTGTTTCATTACCTAAAATTCTTGTAGCGAATTTATTGATAGCTCCTTTTAAGTCAGCTCCTAAAAAGACATCTTTAGGCGTAACTCCGCTATTCCAAATGGTTTGCAAAATTTGATTAAGTTTATCTTCTGTTAGTTCTGTTGCAGTTCCGCTCCAATCTCCTGTTTTATCAAAAGCTAATACATTTCCACGCTTTCCATCAGCAAAGCTATCTTTTCCTTTAGCGATATAATGAAAAAGTCCAGCCATTTCTCCACTTGTTGCTTCTTGTGCTTGAACATAATCTTTGAAAACTGATTTTTTTACATCACTATCTCTGCCTAGACCAAATAAAGCATATTCCATATCCATTTTATGTTCTTTGGTTTTTTTGCCTATTTGATACTCCATTTCATTGCCACCATATTGATTTGCTTTTAATAAAGCTTTTGATACCATGGCTTCGGTAATGAATATTTGAGTAGCATTGGTAGTTTTTTGAGCTGTGTTTTTTGTCTCACCTACAAATTTGCTTAACTCTAAATTCGCATTCTTTTTTGGTTCTTCAAAAGTATCAGTAATCCAACTATGAGTTAAAGGATTTGTAACCTTTGAAGTGCCTATTTTATTTAGAATTGGTGTTTCAGTAGCTCCAATTTTAATAATCGTTTCATATATTGATTGTTTTAACTTAACATTTTCTGTTGCGGGTGCTGTATGCCCCATTGAAGGTAAAGCCATTTTTAAATTCTCCTTAGTTTAGTTTTAAGGATTTTTCCAAAAATGACTATTTCAAATATAGTGTGTTTTGAAATGAAATTAAATTTTTAAGTATTTTTTATGTATAATTTTATAGTTTTAAGGATATCTCTTTGAAGACTTTGTAAAAAGTTTGAAAGGAGGTTAAGATGAATGAAGTTATTATAATCTTAATGCTTTTAGTAGTCCTTATCGTAGCGATAAAGAGCTAGATAAGAACTAATCTTTTAATATAGTTAATGATATTTTAAAGAAACCCTGCTTAGTTTGTCCTTAAAACACTAAAAAGTCTTCAAAAAAAGCAGGGTGAAGACTTCAAATATTTATACTTTTATAAAGTTCTAAACATTCTAAGAAATCATTTTGCATTCTTAAAAGTAGTTTATTCTCTTTGTTTTCATCATCTTTTAAATCTTTTAACATTTTTTCTAGCTTTAAGGCATAATTTTTAAAAGTTTTAAAATCAAAGGCATATAAACCATTTTTAGCCAATATACAATTTAATTTATCTTTAAAATTGTTTTTACTTTGTTCTAAATCATACTTTAAAGCTTTAATCTCATTCTCATATTTTTGCTTTTGCTGTGCTAATTGAGATTTGTAACCTAAACTTTGTCTAAAAGCTAACTTATCGTGCTTCTCATATTCAATATTTCTTAGTCTTTTTTCCATTTCATTAAAAGCTTTGATAAACTCGATTTTCCATTTATAAGCCTTTTCACCTGTAAAACCCATCACTAAAAGAGAAAAACCATCACGGGTGATTTTGTAATACGGCTCACTTCTAATAACTGCCCCAAATTGAGCGGTTCTCTCCGTAAGCTTAAAATTAAGCTCACGAAATTCATCTTGTGGCAATTCATCAATTTTTGCTAAAATATTCTTGTGTTCTTTCTTGAACACACTAGAAATACTTAATGAAGTGGTGTAGGTTTGGTCGCCCACCGCTTCAAAACTCACATTCTGCCCGTTTATAACAACTAAATCTGTCATAAAAACTCCTTTGTAAAAAATATTGTTTAACTAACTAAACGCTGTAATTATATATTTAAAAAATATTTTTGTCAAGGCTTAATATAGGTTTTAACTAATTTTTGATATAATAAAACTATTGAAACAATATAAAAAGGAGAAAAATGGATAATAATGAATTTGAAAAATTATTAGCAAAAGCAAATCTTGGCAAAAAAGAATTCTCGCAAATATCAAATACACCGTATCAAACTATAATGAATTGGAAAAGAATAGATAGTGTGCCTGATTGGACTAAACCTTTTTTAGAAAATCATTTAAAAGTAAAATCATACGAGCAAATAAAAGAGATAGTTTTTAAAATTGAAAAACCATAAGGATATTAAATGGATATAGAAACATTTGAAAAAAAATTAAATGAATTAGAGCTTACAAAAAAAGAATTTGCAAATATGGTCGGAGCTGTTTATAATGGTGTTATCAATTGGAATGCAAAAGGCGAAACACCCAAATGGGTTGATAGTTGGCTCATTAATTATGAAAAAGCAAAAGTTTTAGATGAAATTTCAAAATCTATAAAACCTTTTATAAAATAAAAATAGTGTATTTTAAAGCAAATTATTTATTTTAAAAAAAGTAAGATTATAATATATAAATAAGTATAAATTAACTATAAAAAAGGTATAATTTAATTAAAATCAGTATAAGCTAAGAATTTTAAGGAGTAAAAATGTCAAACATAAATGCTTTTTTATTTGGCTTTACAAATATGTTTAATGCAGATATCCTTAAAGCTACATCTTTAAAAGACAGAAAAACAATGATAAGTGATTTTTATAAAAAATCAGAAGAATTAAGAAAACATAGCAATGAAGAGTATAACGCCAAATTTGAAAAAATCACAAAACAAAAATAAGGAAAACCAAAATGACAAAAACACAAGCTTTTGTAGATGGTTTTGTAGGTAAGCCTATAAAAAACGAATGCTTTAATTTATGGGATTTAAATGCTATTATAAGAGAAAAACAAGCAAAATTATATAAAGAGAATATTGAATTTAGAGAGAAACAAATTGAAAAAATCACAAAAACAAAAAACACCTAATACTATTAAACAAGAAAATCAAAATAAAGAAAATCCATCTCAAACTTTCAATACTCAGCTTAATTTTCTTATGGAAAATGAACTTAATGCTATAGGAAAATTGCCTAAAGATTTAGCAGATAGAATTGTGACAATGCTAGAGAAATCTTTAGAGTATAAAAAAGATAACGATAATAAAATACTAGATTTAGAGAATAAAAATATAGAAACTAGAAAAAAAGATATAAAATCTTATCATTTTTGGAATGGTTTTGGAATGGTATCTTTTCTACTTATAACTATTACTAGTATATGTGTTGGATTATATCTTATTCTTAATGGGCATAATGAAGGTGCTTATTTTGCTTTTATATTAGGAGCATTGACACTTTTACCTAAAATAATTGATTCTATAAAAAACAAACCTAAAAATTAATTTACATTTTCTTTATCTTTTCCTATTAATATTAAGAATAGTTTGAAGATTGAAGCAATTGTAATAAAATTAAGGGATAAACCCTTAATTTTTATTTATCTTCTCTCCTTTCTTTTAATTTAATAAGATTTTTTAGCGCATGAGTGCCTATTTTTCCTGCTATTTCCCTGTTATTTTTTTTATCTCTAACCTTATCTATTTTTTGCTTTCTAGCTATAACTTGTTTTATTTTCTCAATTCTTTGCTTTCTAGCCTTTTTATCATTTTGTATTTTTTCATCAAGTCTTTGTTTTACGCTTTTTTTATTCTTTTTCTCTACTTCTTTATTCTTAATATTCTCTTTTATATCATCCATTAAGTTTTTTTTAGGCTTAGCTTGGGTAGAATTAGGATTATTTAGGGAATGTGCATTCGCACCAGCCTTCTGTCCGTGCTGATAATCATCAGCGACACGGAGTGTGGGAGTAGGCGACCCCACCCCTAAATGTTTCTTATTTCTATCGTTTAGCCTATCAATTTCTTTTTCTTTATTGCTAGATATACTAAGATGTCCAACTTTGCCTATATTTTCACCTTGATTGACTATACCCATTTTACCTAATTTACCATTTTTCAAATCCTTGGCAACCAAAGAAATATCTAATTTATTGTTTGCATAGTATCTATTAGGATTATTTGCTATTTCTTTAATCACTCTTGCAACGCTTCCATTTGTTTTAAACATTTCAGGGTGTTTTTCTTGTAGTCTATGCAAGTTAGCTTTTAATTCATTTATATTTAAATTTAAATTCTTTTTCACATTATCATTTAAGCTAAATTCTACATTATAATTATTTTGTTTAGGCTTAGTTTGATACATCACAAAGCCATTCCCTTGCACTAAATCCTTAATCTTGGTATTAAACTCACTCTTAGCTTTTACAGCTTCTTCTTTTAATGCTTTATCTTTAATGCTTTCTATAAAGTTTTTACTAGCTTTATTAAAATCTTGCAAAGTATTGATATTTGCAAAAGCTCTTCGCATTTGTATCCTAAGTCCTGCTCTCTTGCCAATTTCTGCAAATCTTAAAAAGATAAAAGCCACATGATCTGTAAAACTATTTACAAGCATAGTCATAGCTCTTGCTTTAAAGTCAGTTGATATACCTTTTCCAGCTTCTTTTGCCTTAGTATTAAAAATACCATCAATGATATGCTCAAAGCTTGAACGCAAATTATAAATACTTTTTAAAACCTGTATTTTCTCTTTTGCACTATTACTTTTAGGAGTAAAATTCTCAATATCTTTCATTAATTTAGGATAATTAACTATATATTTGCCATTAAACTCAAGCTTGTTTTTATCTATAAATCTTTTTATAATTTCATCATCTAGTATGATTAACTCTTTATCATTAAGTCCCTTACTTATGCTTTCGTAGTTTTTCTTAGGATTGGTTTCATCTATAAGTTGTTTTAATTTTTTAGTAATATCTTTTTCACTGCCTGAAAGTTTATCTGCTATATTGCTTTTTTCATAAGTTTTAAAAGCTTTATAATCACTTCTAATCTTGGTTAAAATCTCCTTTGCTTCTTGTGGATTAATAGCATTTTTTACCATACTATCTAATAGGTTTTGTTTTAAGTTTTCTAAAAAGCTATTAAAATCATAGCTTTTATTTGTTTTTATCTCTTCACTAAGCTCTTTAATGCGTGTATTAAGTTTTGTAGCACTCATAGGAGTATTACTATTTAATTCTTTTAAAAAGTCTTTTAAAGCTTTAGGTATGTTTTGCCCAAAAAAATCAGCGTTCTGTATTAAATCATTTAAGTTTTTTTTATCTATTTTTATGCCATTTGGATTAAGTTCATCTAGTTTATCAAGTCCTTTTCCATACTCTTCATAAGCTCTTAATTTTCTAGCGTTATTTAAATCATAAAGATTTTTAGCGCTAAATTCATTATCAAGCTTTAAGTTTTTAAGTAAAGCTTCATCGCTATTTGCTAAAGTATTGCCAACCTTATTAGCAACTTCAGGCTTAGCGATTAAAACATCTCTTGCCATTTTTGCTAAATCATCGTCCATTAAAGACATGTTTAAGAGATTTTGTTGATTTAGTATTGCTTCTTTTGAACCTATATTTTTGCTAAATTTTCTTAAACCTTCTTCTGTTTTTCCTAAAATATTGTTTATAGTTTTATTTTTTGACATTTCTTTAAAGTAATTAGCCTTATTAGCAATAGTATCAACAATAGCATTTCCTTGATTGACTTCTAAAGGCATTTTATTTGCATTTTTTAAAAGCTCATCATAGACGCCATTACCTTTACTGTCTGCAATTTCTTTGGCATAAAGTCTAGAAGTTTCGCTACCTTGTGAAGCTAAATCATTTAAAATACTAGGGCTTATTTTTCTAAGCTTATCCCCTATATTTTCTTTTAAATTACCACCTTTTACCGCCATGCCGTCTATCATATCTTTACCAGCTTGCGCTCCTGTTTTTGCACTGCTTATTAAATCACCAACGCTTTTATATGTTTTTCCTATTCCCTTTATAGCTGATCCAACTACAGCACCTGCTAAGGCATCTTCTGCGGCTGCACTTCCAAGCCTTTTAGCATAATCCATATAACTTGCTTCAATTCCTGTATTATTACTTTGCGAATGAAGATCAGCCATAGCACCGTTACCAGCACCAATTGCAGATGGTGCGAAATAATTTAAGGCTTTTTTAGCTATTGTTTGTCCTGCTGTTTTTGCTAAGCTTCCAGCATATCCACCAGCTACAGAAAATGCTAACTCGTTTTTAGTGCTAGCAAGTGTATTTCTAAAGCTAGGAGTAAAATCAATTTCTTTTCCATTTTTATCAACGCCTATATATTTATAGTCTCCATTATTTATTTCTAAAAATGGCTCATACCCTAATTTTTTTATTTCATCGTATGCGATTTGAAAAATTTGTTTTTGCTCTTCATTATCAAGGCTAGTAAAATTTCTAGCCAACAACCCGCCTGATATCTGATTTGTTGCATCTTCTATTTTTTGCCTTGCCCCTTCTTCACCGCTTGTAACTTTTGGCGTGAGATAGTCTAAAGCCTGAGGTATACAGCATTTAAAGGGTTTATAAATTCATTAAAATCAGATAATCCTTGATTTATTTTATCCCAAGTACCAATTTCTTGTTTTTCTTGCGGTAAGCTTGGAGCTTGATACATACTCATAGGCTTACCATCTAAAGCTAATTCTTCTTGTGAATTAAAATTGTTTTGTTGCTGATTATTTTGCATAAATTGATTATATTTATTTTGCAAAAAATTATCATCAATATCTATATAAGTTTTTCCTTCTGGTATATCTATATTCATATCAAAAAGTTGCATTGTTTTTGCACCTTGTGGTATTTGTATTGTCATCTTTTATCCTTATTATCTAAATGTAATCATATTGTTTTGTTGTAAAAAATCTTGAGTTAATTGTTGTTGCGGTTGTTGTGATAAAATCTTATTTAATGGCACTCTTTGCCCTTGAGAAGCTAAAATATTTCCACCATTTATAAAATCTTTTATCATAGCCTTTTCATTTTCTAGCTTTTTATACATATTGTTATAATAATTTTCTATATTATCTCTATCTTTTAAATACCTTTCTGTTTTCCAAATATCCATATATTCTTTTTTTAAGGCATCATTTTTTACTCTATATAGTATTTCTACTGCTTTTTCAATATCATGTTTAGCATACTTATCAAAGAAATAAAAACTATCTGTTTTAACCAATTCTTCTAATCTATGCCTATCTTCATTGCTCATCCTGCCACTTGTGATATTAACTAGTGCTAAATTTATTTCAGCTTTTAGCTTATCTGCGAATTCTTGTTTTAAGTTTTTACTATTGTTAAAAGGAGTATTTCTTAATTTTTGACTTATGGTATCTCCAAATCCATAAATATCATTTAAATTTATATTTTGCGTTTTAGCGGTTTTTGCAAAATTATACAAATCCCCGCCATTACTTTCTTTGCTAAAAACATCTTTCATTGTTTGTAGTTCAGTTAAATTGCCATTAGTATCTATACTAAAGCCTGAATTATTATTTGTTTTATTAGTATTTTTACCAGTTAAATAATCTAAATATTTTTGATTATAATCTTTATCTTCTTTATATTTAGCCCAATTTAAAGCATTATTTTGAGCTTGTTTTTGTCTTTCAAGGTCAAATTTTTGCAAGGCTAAAGCATTATTAAATTCATTTTGCAAAAGCTGATTATTTTGCATAGCCTGATTAAATTCCATTTGTTGCTTTCTTAAATCTTGCTCTTGCTGAAACCTATTAGCTTTAACTTTATCATCATAACTTTTGCTCATGATGTCATATAAGACACCACCGACTTTTCCCGCGTTTTGTATAACGCCTGTATCGGGGTTAAATACTACTCTTTGTGGGTTGTAAAATGCCAT